ATGGATTGGTTCCAGTTCTTGTCCTCTGTGATTGGCTCACTGGCATGGCCAGGGGCGGTGGTTTGGCTGGCTTTCCTGCTGCGAGCGCCTCTGGCAAAGCTGATTCCACGAGTGCGTGGGGTGAAGTATGGCGATTTGCATGTCGATATCGCAGAGCAGATCGAAGCAGCAAAAGAGCAAGTGAACGCCGAGACGCCAGCTGGCGAAACACCCGAACCACCGATGAGCTTCAAGTCGTTGGCTCAAGCAGATCCGCGAGCCGCAGTCCTGAGCGCGTGGCTGCCTGTTGAAATCGAGCTCAACAAACTCGCGAGCAAGAACGGCATCGTACTACGGCCTGGCATTTCAACTCTCAAGCAGCTGAATCAACTGCAGGAAATTGGGGCCCTGGACAACTTTATGATCCAGACCTTGGTCAACTTGCGGCGCATCAGGAACACGGCGGTCCATGTAACCGAGGATAGCGTTGGGTTTGAGGATGCGATGAAAATGGCCGAAATGTGCGAATGGGTAAGCGCGCAATTGAAGCGCATCAATGGCAGCGAGTAGACACATACGCACGCGCATACCCGCGCATTAGCTCACCCCCTTCAAGGTATTGGGGGGGGTAAAAAAAAGAGTAACATCAGTAATCTTGACCGTTTTCTCCCCCGCAGGCCTTGAAATATGCGGCCTCAGCCTTTTTCCGAAAAGTGATTTATTAGTAACCTAAGAGTAACCAGATTACCTTTCCTTTGAGTGATATTCTGGAATCATAAAAGCCTTTAAAATCAGGCTCTTACCAAAAAATTACCTTTTCAATTACCTTTCTATTACCTCTATCTGTAACCAGCCGAGCCCAGCAAATACGCGGTCTCCAGCATTGGTCTGCCACCTTGGTTACGCTTATTACTCTTTTTCAGAACCTACCCCCTCCCCCAGTACAAAAAAGCAGCAGAACGGCACCAAGCATGCCGCCGACACCCCGTCAGTGCAGGGATCCGCAGAAAAGCCCCACCCCTTTACCTCGCCAGCCACCCAGTGACTGCGCTGTCCTGGCGATGCCGCAGGGGTGCAGAAATTTCGACACATTTAGCCCGCGGGCGTGGCGGGGGGACGAGGGCGCGCGCCGGGGTCAGCACCACTCAGCCCGCCAGGGCTCGGCAGGCCGTTGACTTGGTGGTACTGTATGCGCATACAGTGCTATTGAATGAGGATGGCCATGGTGCTCATCGATGACGAAGGGTTCGAGCTGGGGATGCCCAGCCACGAGGAGATGGCCGCGCACCAGGTCGTGCTGCTCAGGCACGAAAGCGAACAAGCGCGCCACCATCTCGCGAAGGCGCACGAAGACATGCAGAAGCTGGTGGACATCAACTGGGCGCTCAACCAGGAAATCAGCACACTTCGTCATGAACTCAGGGTGGCCAGGGCTCATGCATGCATGGAGACGAACCGGCAGCGGGGGAGCGGCATACCCACCTGGGGCGGCCAGATGGCAAATCAAGATCGCCGCGAGCCACTGCTCTACCCCCCGCTTTAACCCCCGTAATCATTGGGCCAAACGGGCAAAACGGCTGGCTTGAATGGGCCTGAAGTGGTAGGATTTACTGGGGTTTTTCATGCTGTAACCCCACACGATTTAAGGTCCTTGGGACACGAAAAAGCCGCCTCGATGGGCGGCTTTTCTGTCTCTGCGACTTTAGTTTCCGTTACTGGCCGGCACCTCATAGGGGTTGAACCGGATCACCTCCTCCCCCAGCCATTCGTTGATTTGCAGCAGCCTGGCCTGCTCGGGCTCCAGCTCATTCACCGCCCACACCTGGGTAGCCTCTCGCACCGAACCGAAGCCACCAGAGTTCTGCGGTACAACGCCCATCAGCTGCGGCGGGATCCGCAGCATGGCCAGCTGGTCGTCGCGGCTGATGTTCTTGATTGCGCCGAAGTCATCCTTGGCCGCCACCTCGCTGATCGGGATGAGCTGGATACCGTCCTTCTTGCCATTGGGGGCGTACATGAACAGGTTGCGGAAGTTGCCAGGCCCCTTGCTGCTCTTCATCGCTTTGCGCAGGTCGTCGACAAAGTCTTCGTTCTGGGCAGCATCGGTCATGTAGAGGATGAACCCCGCGTGACTGCCGTTTTGGTAGTACTTGCGTCGGAACAGTGTGGCCGACTCGTTGAGCAGCGCGGCTTGGAGCGCCGGCAACCACTCCGGTAGGCCGTAAACCTCCTGGTTGATATCGGCCACGCGCAGGTGGCAGATACTCCCGGCGCGGAACTCGAATTCATCTTGCCAGCCCCTCACCTGGTAATAAGTCTGCAGATCGGAGCCGCGGCGCATGTACTTGGCCAAGCATGGCCGGAGGCCGAGGGTGTCGCGCAGCATGTTGTCGCGCTTCTCCAGGTACAGGTTGCCCGACCAACCCAGGTCCATGACGATCTGCTCGAAGGCTTGCCGGCCCAGTAACCTGTGGGGAATGAAGGTGCGGGCCAAGGCGTTACGCTTGAAGATCAGGCCCGACTGCAGGTAGACGCTTGCCTTGGAGGAACGTGCCAGGCCGTCCAGCGAGACCGGCGGCTCATACCAGCGGCCATTGTCGTAGCACTCCAGGTAATCCAGGATCTCTCGCCCGTCCAGGACCGGTACCGGGTCGCCAAAGGTGAACGCCTCGGCTCGGGCGTTGGGGTTGGCCATCAGCCCCCCGGCGGGCGCCGGCGAAGCACCGGCCTGATCGAAGTTGCCCATCAGAAGATCTCCATGATGCGTGTATTGGTTGCGGTCTGGCCTTCGAGCGGCTCGTTGTGCAGCGCGTGGAACAGCGCCCAGGCCAGGTCGGCATGGCCGGTGGCCTCGTTGCGGCCAGCGGTGTATGTGAATTGGCGACCGCCTGGGGTGACGGTCTTGCGGATGGCCATGAGCGATTGGGCAATGTCGGTTGCGCCGGCATCAAACTGCAGGCGCCCCTTGCTGATCACGTCCCAGGCCTTCATGACCAGTCGTGTCTTGACCTCGGGGTTGTAGGTGAAGGTGCGCAGCGCCGGGAAGAACTGGCGCACCAGCTGCGCGACGGCGCTGCCCATGCCCGTGGTGTCGATCCCAATGTACTGCACGTTGTAGCGCCGGGTGATCTGCCGGATCGTCTCGGCCTGCGAGTTGAAGTCCATCCCGCGGAACTGATGCTTCTCCAGGACGAAGAACTTCCCGCCCGGTACCAGCGGCGGCGCAACCACGACCAGACCGGCCGAGTCGCCGCTTTCCGCCGGATCGTAGCCAACCCACACCGGCCGCTCACCGTAGGGCCGGGCAGCAAATGGGCTGTAGCCCGGCCAGTCCCAGCTTTCCACCATGCAGGGCTGCAGCATGCTCAGCGGGAATATGCTCTGCCCATCGTCCACGAACTGGCACATGAGTAGGTTTTGGAAGGCCGGCCCGTCGTACTCCAGCCGAAGCTCATCCAGGTCGAACAGGTCGCAGCCCCTTTCTTCGGCGTCCATGATCGTGACGATCTGCCGCCAGATCTTGTCCTCGCACAGCCGGCCCTGCTGCAGAGCCTCATGGGTCACATCCAGCTGGATGTGCTGAGCAGAAGGCTTGCCCTTGTTGATCCGCTCACCGGTCCACCAGGTGTAGGCCGGGTGCGCCATGCTGCTCGGCGTCGAGAAGTAGGTCTTACGCCACTTTTTGTGCAGCGCCATGCCCGAGGCGACCTTGTTGATCTCGGTGAAACCGTGTACCCAGAAGAATTCGTCGAAGTAGAAGTTGCCGGACCGGCCCTGGGCGGTACGGAAGTTGGTGCCCAAGAAATGCAGCTCGGCGTTGTTCCAGAGCACGATGGGGTCGCCAGTGAGCTTGATCCCCAGCACCTCATTGAGAAACGCCTGCATGTAGGTCTTGAACTGGTGCGCCTGGGCCTTGCTGGCCGACAGGAAGATCTGGTTGCGGCCGGTAGTGATGGCGTCGATCAGCGCTTCCCGGGCAAAGTAGAAGGTGGCACCGATCTGCCGGCTTTTGAGGATCATCCGGGTGCGCTGGTTACCGGCGCGGTACCAGTCGAGCTGATAGTCGAAGCAGCTGTCCCGGAAGGCGTCGACCAGTTGCTCGATCTGGTCCTCGTCCAGCTCGTTGCGCTTGGGCTGCTTCTTGGGCCCTTCATTACGCTTGGCAATGTTCGGGTTGAGATCGGTCTCGGTCCCGCCGGCCTGGTACCGCTGAATGCGTGATTGCCGCTCCAGCTGGCGATGGAGCAGATCGATTTCCTTGAAGTCACCGCTGGTCTTGCCGTCCTTGAGGATCAGCTGCACCAACCGCGCCTCCAGGGCGCCGCCGATGCGCTCGACGTTGTCGGCCCGATCCCATTCGTCTCGGGCCTTCCAGCTGTGGACGGTCTTCTCTTTCTCGCCCAGGTAATCGGCGATATCGGTAACGCGCCAACCCGTCCAGTACATGAACTTGGCTTGGCGGCGCGGATCGAGTGTGGGTTGGGCTGTAGTGTTCATGGCGCCGATGCTGCCGCTCGCGCGCGTATTCCCCCACAGGCGCCCACTGTAGCCGTGAGGCCTACAAGTGCAGCGCGTTGCCGTAAATCAGCCGGCTGCGGACCATGCCCCTCATTGCAAGGCACAACGCCACCGCCATGAGGATTCCCGGCATGTCCGACAGCACCAAAGCCCCAGCCAAGAAATTCCGCTCCAAATGGACTCGCATCGCCGTCGAAGGCGCGACCACCGATGGCCGCAACATCGAGCGCAGCTGGATCGAGGACATGGCAAGCACCTACAGCCCAAATACTTACGGTGCCCGCATCAACTGCGAGCACATCAAGTGGGCCTGGCCAGGTGGCGAGTTCGGCGCGTATGGCGATGTCTTCTCGCTGAAATCAGAAGAAGTCGAAATCAACAAGGTGAAAAAGCTGGCCCTCTTCGCCCAGCTGGAGCCGAACGACGCGCTGATCGCCCTCAACAAGGCGGGCCAGAAGGTTTACACCTCGATCGAGGTTGATCCGAAGTTTGCCGACACCGGCAAAGCCTACCTGGTTGGCCTCGCGGTAACTGACACCCCGGCCAGCCTCGGCACCGAAGCACTGTCATTCAGCGCTCAGCACGGCTCGCTGGCCAGCCGCAAAACCAACAAGGACAACCTCTTCTCGGCAGCGGAAGAGACTGCCTTCGAATTCGAAGAGATCACCGAGACCCCCAGCATGTTCGCGTCGCTGAGCAAGCGGGTCACTGATCTTCTCGGTAAGAGCAAGGACAAGGAAGGCAAGGACGCCGCCAGCTTCGCCGCTTTGGGCGAGATGATCGAGCAGATCGTCACCCATGGCGCAGAGCAGGCCGAAGCCTTCACCGCGGAGAAAAACGCCCGCGAGAAGCTCCAGGCCGACCACGACAAGCTTTCCAAGGACTTCAACGAGCTGGTCAAGCGCCTGGGCGAAACCGAAGACCACTCCCAGACGCAACGCCCACCAGTGACCGGTGGCGACGGGCAGATCCAGGCCGACTACTGATCCCCGCAGCCCCACACACCACCAGTTCGGAGACTCACCATGCAGAAAGCAACTCGGATCGCCTTCAACGGCTACCTGGCCAACCAGGCCAAAATCAACGATGTCAGCTCGGTTACCGAGACTTACACCGTGGCGCCAAGCCCGGCGCAGAAGCTGGAAACCGCCATCCAGGAGTCCAGCGCGTTCCTGAAAAAGATCAACATCATCGGCGTGGACGAAGCGGAAGGCGAAGCCATCCTGCTCGGAGTGAACGGCCCGACTGCTGGCCGCACCGCCACTGGTTCCGGCAAACGCCGTCAGCCTCGCGACGTTGCCGCGCTCACTGCTGACACCTACGCCTGCAAGAAAACCAACTTCGATACCGCCACACCGTATGCACGCCTCGACGCCTGGGCGAAGTTCAAAGACTTCCAGACCCGCTTGTCTGGTTCTATCGCTCAGCAGCAAGGCCTGGACCGCATCATGATCGGTTTCAACGGTACCAGTGCTGCCGCTGACACCGACCTGACCGCCAACCCGTTGCTGCAGGATGTGAACATCGGTTGGCTGCAGAAGATGCGCGAGCGCGCCCCGGAACGCGTCATTGATGAAGGCAAGGTAGCCGGAAAAGTAACCATCGGCGCTACTGGCGACTACAAGACCCTCGACGCCCTGGTGTTCGACGCCATCCAGCTGCTGGACCCGTGGCATCGCAAGCGTTCCGACCTGGTCGTAATCGTTGACCATGCCCTGCTGCACGAAAAGCAGCTCAAGGCACTGGAAAACGGGGCTGCTTCCAACCAGGAAGCCAACGCCGCCGACGACATCATCGCCAAAACCCGCCTGGGTGGCCTGCCGATCGAATATGACGCCCCGTTCTTCATCGAAGGTGGTGTCTGGGTAGGCCCTCTGTCCAACCTGTCGATTTACTACCAAAACGAAAAGCGCCGTCGCCATGTTCGCGACGAGCCGGACGCCGACCAGATCGCCGACTATCAGTCGTCGAACGAAGCGTATGTCGTGGAAGACTTCGGTGCCTGCGCCCTGGTCGAGAACATCGAGAAGGTCTAAGCCATGACCCTGACCCTTGCCCAACGTACCCGACTGCGCAAGCTGGCCGCCAAGGACGCGGCCACCGCCGCCCCGGCCGCTATGATGGAAGGCCTGACCAGCTATGAGCTGATGCTGGCCAAGCTCCAGCAAGACCAACTGCGCCTCAAGCAGGTTCAGTCGAAGCAGGCCAAGGCCAGGCTGAAAAGCATCCTGTTGCCGGAGTACGTCCCCTATGTCGTCGGCATCCTTGAGGCTGGCCAAGGTGCTCATGACGACGTACTCACCACCGTGATGATCTGGCGCTTCGATGCCGGTGATTTCCCGGGCGGCCTGGACATTGCTGAGTATGTGCTCAAGCACAACCTGCCAACCCCGAACCGCTTCGCCCGCACCACCGGCTGCCTGATCGCTGAAGAAGTCGCCACGGCCGCGCTCAACGCTCAGAAGGCTGGCGATACGTTCCCAGTTGACGACCTGCTCCGCACTGCCCTGCTCACGGAAGAGCAAGACATGCCGGATGAAGCCAGGGCCAAGCTCAAGCTGGCTCTGGCACGCGCAACGCTGCAAGGCCTCGACGAGAGCAATCCGGGCGCGCCTGGCCAAGTAGAAGCGGGCGTCGAGCTGCTGCAACACGCCATCAAGCTCGACAATGCCTGTGGCGGAAAGAAAGACCTGGAGAAGGCCGAGCGTCTCCTCAAGAAACTCGCTGGCCCCGCCAGCTAACCGAGCGTCCCACGCAACCCGGCGGCTCGGGGCGGATCAGCGGCCATTGGCTCAGCTGTGAAGCCCCGACCACCGCCGACCTATTCAGAGCACGACCATGAGCGGATTCATTGCCGGCGGCTTGGTACCAAGCGATTCGGTACCGGGCAGCCATATCAACAGCGACCCCTTCTGGCCGTCGATCGATCTGGACTCGCTGCGGGAAACCCTGCGCATCGACTCCAGCGTCACCCCCGCCCGCCTCGAAACAGCCGTTGTCGCGGCGATCCTCAGCGTCAACCGAGATCTGGCCAAGTGGCGAGTAGCCAAACAGGCCGAAGGCTTCACCGTCCTGGATGACATACCGAGTGAGCAGATCCTGGACAAGTCGCAACTGGTGCACCTGTACGTGCGCGCCGTCGAATGTGCGGCCGGCGCCGAGGTTTGCGAGCGCTACCGCAACTACGACAGCACCGCCAGTGGCGCCAAGAAGGCCGACGAAACCGCCCCGACCATCGAAGACTACAGACGCGATCAGCGCTGGGCAGTCCGCGATTTCCTGGGCACCTCGCGCACCACTGTGGAGCTGCTGTGATGGCCGAGCAGAAGCGCACCCAGCAAAACGACACCGTAGACGCCCTGTGTTGGCGTCACTACGGCCGCACTGCCGGCTTGGTCGAAGCCGTGCTCGATGCCAATCCGGGCTTGGCCGACAAGGGGCCTGTGCTTCCTTCTGGCCTGCTCGTCACCCTCCCCGAACTGCAAGCGGCAGCCCCTGAGCGCCAGATGGTGAACCTATGGGACTGATCGGCAACCCCAATCCACAACCAAGGAAGGACACTCATGCCTGACCGCCCTGAAACCTGGGCCTGGCTCGCCACCTGGCTCGAACACAACTGGCCCGGCCTGTATGCCGGCGGTCTGGCCATCGTTATTGCCGCCCTGCGGGTGATCTACGGTGGCGGCGGAATCCGCCGCATGGCCGTCGAAGCCCCGCTCTGCGGTGCATTGGCCCTGTCGGCCAGCCACGGCCTGTCGCTGATCGGCATCCCAATCAGCGCGGCCCCGTTCTTCGGGGGCGTCATTGGCCTGCTGGGCGTCGAGTTCACCCGTGCAACCGCGAAGAAGTTCTTCACCCGCAAAGAGGGAACAGCATGACCACTCTTCGACATGGCGACCGCTCCCAGGCGGTTCGCGAGCTGCAACGCCTGCTCAACGCCAAAGGCGCCAAGTTGGATACAGACGGCGCCTTTGGCGATGCCACCGAGGCGGCAGTCCGGGCCTACCAGGAGAAGGTCGGACTTGTTTCCGACGGCGCCGCCGGGCCGAAGACCATGGCCAGCCTGAAAGGCCTGGACACCGGCAAGCTCCTCAAGCATTCCGACCTGGTCCAGGCCTCCGCCCGCCTCGGCGTGCCGGTCGCGGCTGTGTATGCGCTGAACGAGGTCGAATCCAAAGGCCGCGGCTTCCTCGACAACGGCAAGCCCGTGATCCTCTACGAGCGCCACGTCATGTTCGACCGCCTGCAGCTGGTTCGCTCATCCGACGATGACCAGGAGCAGCTGCACCAGCGCGCTGAGCAGCTGGCCAAGCAGGCACCCAACCTGGTCAACCCGAAAGCCGGCGGCTACATCGGCGGGAGCGCCGAGCATCAGCGCCTCGCCCAGGCCCGACAGCTGGACGAAGTATCAGCACTGGAGTCGGCAAGCTGGGGCGGCTTCCAAGTCATGGGCTACCACTGGCAGCGCCTGGGTTACTCCAGCGTGCATGACTTTGTGGCGGCGATGAATCGCAGCGAGGCGGACCACCTGGAGGCGTTCGTCCGCTTCATCGAAGCCGACGCCAACCTGCTCAAGGCCTTGAAGGCACAGAAGTGGGCAACGGTGGCCAAGCTCTACAACGGCCCGAACTACCAGCGGAACCTGTACGACGTGAAGCTGGAGCGCGCCTTCGAGCGGCACCAGGACCGTGGATTGGTTGCCGCCTGATGGACCTTCGCACCGGATTGCTCACCGCTGTGCTGCTGGCCAGCTTGGGCGCGTGGGGTTGGTCGCAGAAATCGCTGCTGGATAGCGAGAAGAAAACTTCCGAAGGCTTGGCGGAGCAGCTCGACACCGCCAAGGCCGATGCCCGTGACAACCTGGCCACCGCCAACGCACTGAAAGCCACCCTGGAGCGCGAGCGCGAGGACCAGGCCAAGTTGCTCAAGCTCCAGAGCGAGCTACGCACCGGCCTGGCTAACCGCGAGCGCCTGATCGAGGACCTCAAGCATGAGAATGATGAACTGCGGCAATGGGCTGATCGGCCTCTCCCTGACGCTGCTCGCCGGCTGCGGGAGCGTCCCGCCATCACCGGCGCCGACGCTTACCGTCAGTGGATGTCCGGTAGTGGTGCCCTGCCAACTGCCAGCGACAAGCCCGGCCAAGAACGGCCAGTTGCTCACTGACCAGGAGCGCACCGAACTGGCCTGGGCCGAGTGCGCCGCCCAGGTCGACGCCGTGTATCAGCACCAGGTGAAGCATGAACAAGCCCGATAGCCTGCGCGACCTGCTGTTGAAGGCCGTGCCAGGCCTCAAGAACAACCCTGAGCGGCTGCTGATGTTCATCGACCAAGGCAAGGTCCGCTGCACCGCAGCTGCCAGCCTTTCGTTTGAGTACAGCTACACCGTGCAGATCATACTCACGGACTACGCCGGGCACCCTGACAGCGTGATGCTCCCGATCCTTGACTGGTTGCGAGTCAACCAGTCTGAGTTGCTGGTCAACTTAGAAAAATCCGCTGAGGGCCTGAAGTTCGAGGCCGATATGCTGGACCGCGGGAAGGTGGATATGAGCCTTTCCCTACCCCTGACCGAGCGCGTGATAGTCACCCGTCGGGCTGATGGTAACCTCGATGCTACCCACGCCGCGGAACCGCAATACGAGGAGTACCAGGAGCAAGGGCCTGTGACCGTGTATGCCGATGGCGAACCGCTCGTATCCTGGCAGCCGCCTGCCGCGCCGGACAGCATGGCGCTGGTCATGCCTCACCCGAGGCGCCCTGCCCGTGGCTGACCTCGACGCCCTGGAAGACTGGGCCGGCCCGCTGCTTCGCCAGATCGAGCCCGCCGGCCGGGCGAAACTGGCCCGTACCCTGGCGCAGCAGCTGCGCCGCGGCCAACAGCAACGGATCAAAGCCCAGCGCAATGCCGATGGCACCCAGTACACGGCGCGAAGGCCGCACAAGCTGCGCGAGAAAAAAGGTCGGGTGAAGGCCAAGGCGAAAATGTTCCAGAAGCTGCGCACAGCCAGCTATCTCAAGGCGCAAGGGGATGCCAAAGGCCTGGCAGTCGGGTTTACCGGCCGGATCGCAAGGATTGCCCGAGTCCACCAGTACGGCTTGCGTGACCGCATCGCCGCCCGCGGCCCAACAGCGCAGTACGAAGCCCGAGAGCTGCTCGGCTTCACTGTCGAGGACCAGGAAGCGCTGAAAGACCTGGTACTCACCCACCTGGGCCTGTAGCTGCGCCCGCTACAACCGCCACCGGCTGCGCTCGCGCACGCGTGGCGCGACCATCGCCGGCATGAACTCCCTTGCCGAAATCAACCGTCTGCTGGAAAACCTGATCCGCTTCGGCACCGTTGCCGAGGTACAACACGTGCCGCCCCGCGTGAAGGTCCAGACCGGCGGAATGCTGACCACCTGGTTGCCGTGGCTCGCTTGGCGAGCTGGCGAGAGCCGGGAATGGGACCCGCCCACCGTGAACGAGCAGGTATTGCTGCTGTCGCCGAGCGGCCAGCTGGCCAACGGCGTGGCGGTCACCGGCCTTTTCAGCGACTTGATTCCAGCCAATGGCGATCGCGCCGGCCTACAACGACGCACTTATGCCGATGGCGCCGTGATCGAGTACGACAGCGTGGCGCATCACCTGGTCGCAACCCTGCCAGAAGGCGGGACCACCGAGCTGATCAGCACGGGCGGCATCCACATCGTGGGCGACATCACCCACGAAGGTGACTACATCCAGACCGGGAACCAGAACGTCACCGGCCTGGTGACGGTTACGCAGGACGTGGTTGCCGACGGCATCAGCCTTGTCAAACACGTCCATGACGGCGTGATGTCTGGTCCGGGCAAAACGGGAGCACCTGCGAAATGAACCGCCGGAACGGCTCAACCCTGACCACCCGTGAGCACATCGCCCAGTCGGTCGAGGACATCCTCACCACCCGCATCGGTACCCGGATTGCGCGACGAGAGTACGGCAGCCTGCTGCCGGAGCTGATCGACCAACCCCTTAACGAAACCACCTGCCTGCGCCTGTACGCAGCTACCGCGATGGCCCTGCTCCGCTGGGAGCCTCGCATCAACCTAACCCGCGTGCAACTGAACATCCCCGACCTCACCGGGCGGGCTGAGCTGGACATGACCGCCGTCCTGGTCGACAGCAACGAAGAGTTCAACGTCCGCATGCCGCTGCAGCTGGGGAGCACCGCATGAACACTTTTCTACCGATCGACCTCAGCCAGCTGCCGGCGCCCCAGGTGGTCGAGCAGATCGACTATGAGCAGATCCTGGCCGACCGTAAGGCCTACGCCATCAGCCTCTGGCCAGCCGATGAGCAGGCCGAGATCGCCGGTCGGCTAGAACTCGAGTCCGAGCCGATCACCAAGCTGCTGCAGGAGAATGCCTATCGGGAAATGATCTGGCGGCAGCGCGTGAACGAGTCCGCCCTCGCGGTGTTGCTCAGCTCGGCCGCTGGTAGCGATCTGGACCAGGTCGCCGCCAACGTCAACGTCAAGCGCCTGGTGATCCAGGCCGCCCAGCCGCAAGCGATTCCGCCAATTCCGCAGGTGCTTGAGGGTGACGAGGCTTTGCGAGAGCGGGCGCAGATGGCGTTTGAAGGGTTGAGCACTGCTGGCCCGCGCAACTCTTATATTTTCCACGCCAGGGCGGCGGATGGCAGGGTCGCAGACGCTACCGCTCAAAGCCCGTCTCCGGCCGTGGCTGTAGTGACAATCCAATCCGCCTTGGGCGATGGCACCGCCGACCAAGCGCTGATCGATACCGTCTTCGCGTACCTGAACGATGAAGACCGCCGGCCGGTCGCGGACCGCCTCACCGTGCAGGGCGCCGAGGTTCTGCCGTACCAGGTCACTGCAACGCTTTACCTGAACACGCTGGGACCAGAGGCCGAGCCGATCCTTGATGCCGCAACGCAGAAACTGGAGGCCTTCGTCACGCAGCGCCGCCGGCTGGGTATGCAGGTGTCTGAATCAGCTGTGCACGCCGCCCTGCATGTGGAAGGGGTGCGCAAGGTAGTTCTTGCCGGCTGGGCTGACATCAACGCCACGGACAGCCAGGCTCCCTATTGCACCGACATCAGCCTGACACAGGGGACTGAGTAATGAGGCTGCTGCCCGGCAATGCCACAGACTTGGAGCGCCAAGCAGCCCAGGCGCTCGCGCAGATCGAGCGCGTGCCCGTGCCTATCCGGGACCTGATCAACCCCGATCGCTGTCCGGTAGCACTGCTGCCCTTCCTGGCCTGGGCCGTCTCCGTGGACCGGTGGGACAGCCGCTGGAGCGAATCGGCCAAACGCGGCGCTATCCGGTCGTCGTACTACATCCACTCTCGTAAAGGGACCATTGGTGCCCTTCGCCGCGTGGTGGAGCCTCTCGGCTACCTGATCGAGGTCATCGAATGGTTCCAGACGGTGCCGGAGGGCGTTCCAGGAACATTTGCGATCAAGGTTGGCGTCTCCGATGAAGGCATCAGCGAGGAGACCTACCAGGAACTCACCTGGCTGATCGACGACGCCAGGCCCGTAAGTCGGCACCTGACCGGCTTGGCAATCAGCCTAGAAACAACCGGTTCCCTGTCCATTGTCGGCGGGCTGTATGACGGCGACGACCTGGACATTTACCCGCCAGCCCTCCGTGACATCGAGATGACCGGGTCTATCGGCCGCGGGGGGCGCGAACACACCATAGACACACTGGACATTGCACATGGCTGACCAGAACTCGCAGTTCTACGCGATCCTCACCAACGTGGGGGCCGCAAAGCAGGCTAACGCAGATGCCTTGGGCATCCCCTGGAAGATCACTCATATGGGCGTGGGCGATGCCAATGGCACCGAGCCAACTCCCAATGCCTCGCAGACCAGCCTCATTGCCGAGTGGCGCCGTGCGCCGCTCAACCAACTGAAGGTCGACGACAACAACAGCTCGATCATCGTGGCCGAGCAGGTCATCCCCGCCGACGAGGGCGGTAAATGGATTCGCGAAGTCGGGCTCTATGACATCGATGGCAACCTGGTCGCCGTGGCCAACTGCCCGCCGACCTTTAAGCCGCTGCTGAGCCAGGGCTCAGGGCGTACCCAGGTCGTTCGTTTGAACCTGATCGTCAGCAGCTCCAGCAACGTGGAGCTGAAAATTGATCCTGCCGTGGTGCTGGCCACGCGGGAGTGGGTCACCTCGGAGCTGGCCAAACAGGACTTCAAGCACTCGGTCGTCGCGGCGACCACCGGAGCCATCACCTTGAGCGGCTTGCAGACCATCGACGGCGTGGCACTGGCCGCCGGTGCCCGCGTCCTGGTGAAGAACCAGGCCGCCGCCAAGGACAATGGGATTTACGTCGCTGCTACTGCTGCATGGGTGCGCAGCACCGATGCGGACTTCAGTGCCGAAGTAACGCCGGGCATGCTGGTATTGGTCGAGCGCGGCACGGTCAACGCCGACAGCGCTTGGCAACTGGTGACCGATGCGCCAATTACCCTGGGCGTCACCGCGCTGGCGTATGAGATGGCCTTTGGGCGCACAGGCGTGGCCGCCGGCACTTACCGCAGCGTGGCGGTGGATGCCTACGGCCGGGTCACCGCCGCGAGCAACCCGACCACGGTAGCGGGCTACGGCCTGACCGATGTCTACACCAAGACCGAGCTGGACCAAGCCCTGTCGCTCAAGGCGCCCTTGGCTAGCCCGGCTTTTACCGGCACGCCGACGGTGCCGACGCCGGCGGCTGGCAACAACACCACCCAGGCGGCCAGCACGGCCTTTGTACAGGCGGCCATCGCATCGCTGATTGCCTCGGCCCCCGGTGCGCTGGATACGCTCAACGAGCTGGCAGCGGCGCTGGGCAATGATCCGAACTTTGCCGCGACGATGACCAATGCCCTGTCGCTCAAGGCGGCCTTGGCCAGCCCGGCCTTTACCGGGGTGCCGACCGCCCCCACACCTGCACTGCGCGACATCTCGCAGAAGCTCGCGACCACGGATTTTGTAAAGCAAGCCGGCTGGACCTTCCCGACCGATCTCGCTGCGGTAGCTGTGGGCGCAACGCTGACGCCGTACTGCATCGGTCGGCTCACATTAGTAAGCGGTGCGGGGGTGTGGGCCGGTGCAGTGACCTTGCCCACGGGAGTGCCACCGGGTTCTGTATTCACCATATCCGTCGGCAGTGGGCAGGGAACTTTGACGGTTAATGCGCCTGCGGTAGCCGGCTCGTACCTGGCGATCGGCAGCGGGCAATATTCATCGGTGCAGACGAAGTACACCGAGGTGCCGCTGGTTGTCGTTTGCGTGGCGGATGGCGTTTACGCCGTGCTCTCTGGCGGCAATTCAACTGCCTACGATTATCAGGCGGCCAAGACTGGTATCGGTTGGCGGCGGATGCCCAATGGTTTTATCGAGCAGTGGGGCAGCCTGGTATTGCCAGCGACCGTGTCGACGGCACCGGTTAACGTGACATTCCCGACAGCTTTTCCTAACGCCTGTTTGAACTTGATAGCAAGTATCGGGGTGGGCATTGCGGACTACGACGGGAATGCCGAGTATCGGCTGTGCAAACAGTCCGTCGGCCACGGCGCCGCTACCTTGGTGGGCTTTGAAGGACAGGCGTTCATTGAAAACTACCTGTACCACAACCGCACTGTGCAATGGCGAGCCATCGGCCACTGATTTGAGGTATTCGTTATGACGATTTACGTGATCCTTGACCAAAAAGGATTCTGGGATGAAGCCCATAAACCAGCGGGGTCGGTGGCGATCACTGACGCGCTCCATGCGGCCCTTTTGAAGGGCGAAAGTGAAGGAAAGCGGATCGACTGGGGCACCTCTCCGCCTTCGCTGCAGGATGTTGAAGCGGTGGTGACCCCGGCGACTGAGCGCGCTTGGCGCGACGCTGCGCTGGTTAAGCCGTGCTCTGTTCGCGACCGTCACCGCGACGAGCAAGAGCTGTTCCGCCCCACCACCCTGACCCCGGAGCGTTTCGTGGAGCTGCTGGGCTATATCCAGAAACTGCGCGACTGGCCCCAATCCGCTGCGTTCCCCGACACGACGCAACGGCCAGTAGCACCGGTCTGGCTCACCGAACAACAGCTGTAGAACGGCCGACTACAAGGCCAACTACTCGCCCAGCCCCCGCGCGCGCGGCAGCCTGTGCAGTGTCATCCCACTGCACAGGCATCCAACATGGCCGACGAATACCATCACGGCGTGCGCGTCGTCGAAATCAACGAGGGCACCCGCCCAATCCGCACCGTTTCCACCGCGATCGTCGGCATGGTCTGCACTGCAGACGACGCCGATCCGACCGCATTCCCGCTCAACACCCCTGTCCTGATCACCAGCGTGCAGAGCGCGATCGCCAAGGCCGGCAAGACCGGCACCCTGGCCGCCAGCCTGCAGGCGATTGCCGACCAGACTCAGCCAGTCACCGTTGTGGTGCGGGTTGCGGCCGGCGAGACCGATGCCGAAACCAACAGCAACATCATCGGCGGCACCGACGAGAACGGTAAATACACCGGCATGAAGGCACTGCTGGCAGCGAAAGGCCGTCTCAAGGTCACCCCGCGCATCCTGGGCGTTCCTGGCCTGGACTCGCAACCGGTGGCCACCGCCCTGGTCGCCGTCGCGCAGCAGTTGCGAGCTTTCGCCTACGTCAGTGCCGCCGGCTGCAAAACCAAGGAAGAGGCCACCGCCTACCGAGAAAACTTCGGCGCCCGTGAGGTCATGGTCATTTGGCCTGACTTCGAGTACTGGAACACCGAGACGGACGCAACCGACACCGCCCCGGCCGTAGCGCGTGCGCTGGGCCTGCGCGCCAAGATTGACCAGGACACCGGCTGGCACAAAACCCTGTCCAACGTGCCAGTCAACGGCGTGACCGGCATCAGCGCCGACGTGTTCTGGGATCTGCAGAACCCCGCCACCGATGCCAACTACCTGAACGGCAACGAGGTAACCACCCTCATCAACGCCGACGGCTACCGCTTCTGGGGCAGCCGCACCTGCAGCGCCGACCCGCTGTTCGCGTTCGAGAACTACACCCGCACCGCCCAGGTGTTGGCCGACACCATGGCCGAAGCGCACATGTGGGCCATGGACAAGCCCATGCACCCATCGCTGGTCCGGGACATGATCGAAGGCATCAACGCCAAGTTCCGCGAACTGATCTCCGGCGGCTACCTGATCGGCGGCGAGGCCTGGTACGACGAGGAAGCGAACACCGAGGCCACCCTCAAGGCCGGCAAGCTGTTTATCGATTACGACTACACCCCGGTACCGCCGCTGGAGGACCTGACCTTCCGCCAGCGCATCACCGACCGTTACCTGGCGGATTTCGCCAGCCGCATCAATAGCTGACGGAGGCCAGCGCGATGGCACTACCACGCAAACTGAAGAACCTGAACACGTTCCACGACGGCGTGAGCTACATGGGCATCACCAAGTCGGCCACCCTGCCCGTCCTCGGTCGAAAAATGGAGGCGTACCGCGGCGGTGGTATGAACGGCCCTGTGAAGGCCGACCTGGGCTTCTCCGACGACGGCCTGCAGCTGGAGTGGAAGATCGGCGGAATCGATGACCTGGTCATCAAGCAGTTCGCCAACCAGAGCGCCTCGGGCCTGATGATCCGCTTCGCGGGCTCCTATCAGCGTGACGACACCACAGCAGTGAGCGCCGTGGAAGTCGTGGTCCGTGGCCGTCACGAGACCCTGGACATGGGCGAGGCCGTTGCCGGCGAGGACACCGAGCACACCATCACCACCACCTGCAGCTACTACAAGCTGACCATAGACGGCGTTGTCCTGGTCGAAATCGACCTGCTCAACTTCGTCGAGATCGTCAACGGCGTCGACATGCTGGCCGCCCAACGACGGGCCATTGGCCTCTAACCCCACAACTGTAAGGACTGAACACCCATGAGCAATGAAAAAGCCACCGTCACCGTTGAAGCCACCGCTCTGCCCCAAGATGACAACGCCGTCGAGCTGGATACCCCGGTCAAACGCGGCGAATCGACCCTGACTGTCGTCACCCTGCGCAAACCTTCGTCCGGCGAACTGCGCGGCATCCAGCTTTCGGACCTACTGCAGATGGATGTCGGCGCGCTGATCAAGCTGGTACCGCGCATCAGCCCGCTGACCGAAGGCGAGGTGCGCGCTATGGACCCGGCCGACCTGGTCGCAATCGGCGTGAAGGTCACCGGTTTTTTGCTGCAGAAGCGGACGAAGACGGACGCATCCCTCGTTGCGTAGACGATGCCATGGCCGATTTGGCCGTGGTTTTCCACTGGGCACCGGCCGACATGGACCGGCTGGGGGTCCGAGAACTGATGGAATGGCGCGAGCGAGCGCGTTTGAGGAGTAGCGGTGATGGCAAATGATCTACGGCTGAGAGTGCTGCTGGACGCCGTGGACAAAGCCACCGCGCCCCTGCGCCAGATCAACCAGGGCGGACAGGATACCGCCCGGTCGCTCAAGGAAACCCGCGAGCGCCTCAAGGAACTGAACGCCCAGCAAAAGGACGTGAGCGCCTGGCGGCAACAGCATGCCCAGGCACGGGAAACGGCCAAGGCGCTGGATGAGGCGCGGGCCAAGGTCAAGGAAATGGGCCGGGCGATGTCCACGGTGGACGCCCCGACCAAGCAGATGACGGCCGAGTTTCAGGCTGCAATCAGGGCTACCAATGCGCTCAAGCAGCAAACCAAGGACGAACAGGAGGCGCTGCGGGGCCTCCAGCGCCGGCTGAGCGAGGCCGGTATCGACACCCGTAAACTGAACCAGCACAACGCGGCACTGCGCCAGGAAATGGCGCAGACCAATCACACCATCGAGCAGCAGGAAACCAGGCTCAAGCAGCTCGCTGCTGCTCAACGTAAGGCTGCCCAGGCCAAGGCTCGTCTGGAGAAGGTCCAGGATAGGGCTGGAAAAATGGCCGGCGCAGGCGCTGCAGGGGTAGCTGGCGGCGTCGGCGCCGGCATGGCAGGTGCAGCGCTGATAGCCCCTCAACTGGAGGTCACTCACCAGGCCTCGATGATCGCGGCCCAGTCCGGCGAATCGCCAGAGCGAGCCACCCAGTACGTGGAAATCATCCGCAAAATTCGCACGGACGGGCAAAGCACCGACGTGGCCGAGATCGGCGAAGCCGTGGCCGCGGCCAAGAGCACGCTGGGTGCTTTGGGTGACGTGGGCGACAAGGAACTGGACGCTGCAGCGCGACGCGCCCTGGATCTCTCGAAGATCATGGGTATCGACGTAGCCGAAAGCATCCAGATGGTCGGCATCCTGATGAAGAACGGCCTGGCTGGCAGCAGTGAGCAAGCCTTTGACCTGGTCGCCGCAGGCCTGCAGAAAGTCTCGACGCAGATGCGCGGCGAAATCCCTGAAATCCTCCATGAATACTCTACACACTTCCGCGGGATGGGCTTCAGCGGCGAAGAAGCCATGAGCCTCCTGGTCAACATGGCCAAGCAGGGCAAATTCGCCCTGGACAAGACCGGCGACGCCATCAAGGAGTTCTCCATCCGCGGCTCGGATATGTCCAAGACCAGCAAAGAGGCCTACGCCTCGATCGGTTTGAACGCCGGGAAGATGTCTGCTGCGATCGCCAAAGGTGGCACCGATGCGCGCCAGGCCCTCACGAAGACAGCCAATGCCTTGCTGCGCATCAAGAACCCGGCAGAGCGCGCAAATGCTGCCATTGCGCTGTTCGGCACACCGGTTGAGGACCTCGCTGTCGATCAGATCCCAGACTTCCTGAAAGCCCTGGCCGGCGGTACCGCCAGCCTGGGCGATATCACTGGGGCGGCGGACAAGATGGGCAAGACCTTCCGCGACAACCTGGGCGGCGACCTGGACAAGCTCACCGGCACCTGGGGCGCCCTGGTCGGCGCACTTGTAGACGGTGAAAGCGGCCCCCTGCGCGAGCTGGTGCAGACCGTCACTGAAATCGTCGGTGCTGCAAAGACCTGGATCAGTGCCAACCCGGAACTGGCTGCCGGCATCGCGAAGGGCGCAGCCGCTGTCGCTGCGCTGGTGGCAGGCATGGGCGCACTGACAATTGCCCTGGCCAGCGTGCTGGGCCCGTTTGCCTTGGCCCAGTACGGCATGTCGCTGTTCGCGCTCAAGGGCGCCACGGTGCTCCCGGTGGTCGGCAAGCTGATCGGGGTACTTTCTGGCGGCCTGCTCGGCGCGATACGCGCAGTATCAATCGCTCTGTGGGGCTTGGCCGCCAACCCGGTGGTTTTGGCCATAGCGGCGGCGATCGCGGTGATTGCCGGCGCGGCTTACCTCATCTACCAGAACTGGGACCAGGTGAAGGCTTACTTCACCAGCGCTTGGGCTGAGATCCAGTCCGGCTTTAGCGGCGGCATTACCGGCATCCTCACCGTGTTGCGCAATTTCAGCCCGATCGGCCTGGTCTATCAGGCATTCTCCGCGGTCCTCAATTACCTGGGCGTGGATATGCCGGCGCGCTTCACCGACTTCGGCGGGATGATCATCAATGGTCTGATAGGAGGTCTTACCTCTGGTCTCGGTAAGGTCAAAGACGCGATCACCAGCCTCGGCGACTCGACGATCGGGTGGTTTAAGGAAAAGCTAGGCATCCACAGCCCGTCGCGGGTATTTGCTGAGCTGGGCGGTTTCACCACTGAAGGCCTGGCCATGGGCGTCGACGCCGGAGCAAAAGCCCCGCTCAACGCTGTGGCTCGCATGGGCCAAGACCTGACCAAGGCCGGGCAATTCGACCTCGTGGCGACCGCACCTGAAGTTGAGGCTGGCAAGGCGCTCGCGAGCAGCTCCAGCAGCCTGAGCGCGCAATTGAGCCAAGCCGATCTCGCAGCGCCAGAGGCTGACCGAATCGGCACTGCTGAGATAGCCACCCTCAACCAGCAGTTGGCCAAGTCCGGGCGGATCGACCTGAAGACGGTCGCACCCGGAGTCGCCGAAGCCAAAGCTGTACCGGCCAAAACGATGAGCGTGAGCCAGCAGGTGGCGCAGGCCCGAGTGGGTCAGCCAGATATCAAAGCTGTAGCGCCCCAGCTCAGCACGGGCAAGGCGCTGGCCACCGACACGGCACCCGGCATCAGCCTGGATAATCGGTCACCGGTCGCTGCAGCGGCGCCGAGCGTGAGCGACAGCCACGACATCATCAACATCAACATTCACCCAGCACCAGGAATGGACCCACAAGCCATTGCCCGTGCCGTCAGCGCCGAACTGGATCGCCGCAACCGGGAGAAATCCGCTCGACAACGCAGCCGCCTTTCTGACCAGGAGTAACCGACATGATGCTCGCTCTGGGCATGTTCGTTTTCAGCATGCACACCCTCGCCTACCAAGAACTGCAACGCCAGACCGATTGGCGATACGCCAGCAGCAACAGGGTGGGCGCACCGCCAGCACGGCAGTTCGTCGGCCGCGGCGATGACAAGATCACTCTGCCCGGCGTCATCCTGCCCGAGCTGGCCGGCGCCCCGGTCTGCCTGGATGAGCTGCGAAACATGGCCAATACTGGCCGCGCCTGGTCATTGGTCGACGGTACCGGGCGCATGCTCGGGCTGTACGTCATCGAAAGCCTGAGTGAGACACAGACGTTGTTCTTTGCCGATGGCAAAGCCCGGCGCATTGAATTCAATCTGGCTCTGACCCGCATCGATGCCGGCCGTATCGATCTGCTCGGCAGTGTGGCCAGCAGCGGCGTCAGTCTGCTGAGGGCACTGGTATGACTGACGAGGAGCTGCGCGTCGTAGCGTACATGCGGGATGTCCAGAACGAGATCCAGCGGGACAACAGCAACTCGTTGCCGGCTTTCCGCCTCACCGTTGACGGAAAGGACATCGCCAAGAGCATCAGCCCCCGGCTGTCCGGTCTCCAGCTCACCGACAACCGTGGTCTTGAGGCTGATCAATTGAGCCTGAGCCTAACGGACGACGACGGCTTGCTGGAGATTCCGCCACGGGGCGCTGTAGTGAAGCTGTGGCTGGGCTGGAGCGACACCGGCCTGGTCTACAAGGGGTCATTCACCGTTGACGAAACTGAGCACAGCGGCACGCCCGACATGCTGAATATCCGCGCTCGATCGGCAGATCTGCGCAACGGCCTGAAGACCAAGCGCGAGCGCAGTTGGAACACCACCACCCTCGGCCAGATCCTGAGCGACATCGCCAGCGCGAACGACCTCAAAACCAACATCGCGGCTGCAGTTGCGGAGCGTGCTGTTGCGCACCTGGACCAGGCTAACGAGTCCGATGCCAATATCCTCACCCGCCTGGGCGAGATGCACGACGCGGTTATCACAGTGAAAGCCGGATGCTTGGTCTGCCTGGCGGCCGGCGGGGGCAAGACTGCAGGCGGAAACGCTTTACCCCATATCACCCTCACCAGGCGCGACGGGGATGGCCATCGCTTCCTGCAGGCCGATCGGGACAGCTACGACGGAGTGAAGGCCTATTACTACGACGTAGGCAGCACCAAAAAGCAGGAGGCGATTGCCGGTGGCGGCGACAAGGTCAAGGACTTGCGGCACACCTACAGCGATCGCGATTCCGCACTACGTGCCGCCCGATCGGAGTTGAACCGCCTGCAGCGCGGCAGTGCCACGTTGAGCTACAACCTGGCGAAAGGCCGAGCAGAGCTGATTCCAGAACTGACCTACAGCCTGCGCGGCATCAAAGGCGAGATCGACGCAATTGTCTGGTACGGCGGCAACGTCCAGCACAGCCTCACGGCCGACGGCGGATTCACCACCAGCCTGGAGCTGGAAAGCAAACTGCCAGAGGATTCTGTGGATGGGCTGTACGAAGAGCCAAAAGATGGCACCTACACCGGGGTGGTGGCGTTCTACAGGGACAAGGCAACAGGCAAGGAAACCTCAGTCGCAGCCGGCGATTCGACGAAACCGAAGCGCATAAAGCGGGTGTACGACAGCAAGGAAGCGGCCCAAAAGGCAGCTGATCGGGAGTGGAAGAAACTGCAGTCAGCCAAGGCACAATGAAAAAGCCCCGGTTCTATGACCGGGGCTAGTAATGCTCTATGAATGGTCCTGCGTTTCGAAGGCTTCAAGAATCATCGTGATTTGCCGGCGCTGGGCGTCACTCCTACGACAGAACAGCCACACCACGCGAAAAAGGTCCTTCAAACTTGGGCACTTGCGATCCAGCATAGAAACTCCATTTCAAGCGCTCGGCGCCACCATGGCACCGTACTAAACGCTCGGGAGTCACCTATTTTCTGCATGACGCCGCGTGCCACCAGCCCACTTGATATCAAAGTGGCATTATTTTTCTGTAACAAACTTCTTGACGAAGTCAGCACGCGACTGCTTGGTGTCGTGTGGCTGAATGAAGCTTTCCCGCCAGCTAGAAGGGTTGGCGGCCAGCTGGGTCAGGCTGATGCCGTAGTACTGCTCGACTTGAACCCTGGTCACGTCCAGGGTCTGCACCTTGTCTTCCCTCGGAATGGTGACCACGAGTCGCTCAAGCTTTGGTACATCGCGGAAGACCCGAACAGAGTCGATCGCGAACACCTTGTTCGCTTTGTCGCCACTTTCGTAAAACGTTGGGCTGCGCTCCGGGACCTTGAGCGAAACCCGCCCTGTTGACCCTGTTTCGCTTACCGAATCGATCGACGAAAAAGCCCGCTCGGCTTTATCGGTGAACTCACTAGCACACGCACTCCCTATCGACAGCGCAACCAGCAGCGCGCCAGCGCCGCGCACTACAGCACGTCCGAAACCATTCATTCCTTGGATTCCATCCCGTCGCAGCCGCCGGACCGCGAACGCCTGAAGAGCGAGGGCCGGCGCCCGCCGATCCTGCTCAATTACTTGTTGAATGTCGCCAGCGCCTCGCTGACCGAATTGATGGTGTTGCGTCCCTCGGTAGACATGAGGCGGTACCGCTCAATCAACTGCGCCTCTTCAGCGGAGAGGCTGCCCGGCGCTTGCGGCTTGCGCTCACCGGTGACGACGTAGAGAACGTCCACCCCTTTCCCGGCCACGGCTGCCAGGTAGCTCGCATCCGGGCTTCTTTCGCCCTTCTCGTAGTTGATCTGCGTGGTTTTTCCCACGCCACCAACCCCTGCCAGGTCCGTCTGACTAAAGCCGAGACGCGACCTTTCTTCCTTCAGCCGATCGCCGATGGCCATTTTTTTAAACCTTAGGCATTGACTGGTCCAATTTATTGAACCATCATCACCGCTACATGAACACGTTTGAACACAGATGAACACTATGCCCGCCCCCCTAACGCTGGATCAAGCACGCGAAAAGCTCGATCGAGCCGGCATCTCCATCGCCGAGTTCAGTCGCACGCACAACCTAAACAAAAACCTCGTCAGTGATCTGCTCAACGGTCGCAAGAAAGGCCGATATGGCGAAGCTCACCGGGCGGCTGTTCTGCTCGGGATCAAACTCGGCGATATCGAAAAGTAGCCACCCTGGCCCAAGGAAGAAACCAGAACATGAAGACCCCCGTTCTAGAAACCCTGCGCCAGGTCGTAAGCGCGGTTGTTTGCGCCTATCCAGGCGGTCGTGAATGTGCAGCTGCACACCTCGGCTTTCAGTTGAAGCAGTTCGATAACCGTGTCTACGAGAATGCCGGCAGCCGCCCGCTGACTTATGACCAGATTCATCAGCTTGAGCAGGTAGCCAACACCACACACCTGCCCGAGTTCGTCGCCCGTCTCTACGGCGGCATGTTCGTGCCGCTGACCAAAACCGAAGACCTCGACAACGTGGAGCTGTTCCGGCGCTCGTTGAAGACCGACGCGAAGCTGGGGCAAATCGATCAGTTAATCGCAGCATCGATCGAGGATGGCGTCATTGAAGCTTGCGAGGCCCTGGCCATCATCCAAGCCCTTACCCGTTATTTCGCGGCACGTACCGCCGAGGTCGCGGCAACCATCCAGCTTTACAGCGCGGCCAATGTAAGGGGTGCGAAGTGAGCAGCGCCTACAAGCTCGTATGCCCCCACTGCAGCAGCAAGATGCGCATCCGCACCAGTGAAGGCACCCACATTTTCCTGCGCATTGCCTACCTGCAGTGCGTGAACGAGGCCTGTGGCTGGTCCGTCCGTGCCCAGTTCGAAATGACCCATGAGATGAGCCCGAGCGGCATGCCGAACCCTTCTGTTCGCCTGCCTGTGGCCCCTGTGGCCCTCCGGCGCCAAGCCATGAAATCTGCTGCACCTGATGATCAACCCGACCTGCTGGACCAGTTGGACATGGAGAAAGCACTCGCATGAACGCCGTTGCCCTGACCACCAACCACGAAACCGACTACCGGGCCGCTATGCAGCAGGCCGCAGTGGCTTACCTGTTCCGTCGCGAAGGCCTGCACTTGTCAGGCGATCACCAGGTGCTGGAGAACTGCCGCCAATACCTGGGGCAGTCGCTGGAGGTGCCTGCACACCTGGTGCAGCGCATTGCCGAACTGGCCGTCGCCGAGTTCGAGAGCAAAACCACTAAGCGGCTGCAGCTGATCGGCGTGTGCGCCAACAGCGGCATCTTCCGCCCGCGGCTGATCCTGCTCGACACCATGACCCAGCATCGCTACCAGGTGCCGGCGCGCTACTTGCCACGCCGCATGCTTCACCAACGCAACGCCTGAATCACCCCGATTAAACCCCTTCCCGATGCCCCGTTCCGCGTGGGTAAGGGGAAACTGCATTCCACTGGTGGCATATATGAGCAAGATCACCTTCACAATCGAACTGGATGAGCAGCAGGCCAAGCACTACCTGCAATGGCTCAGCAGCCAGTACAACCTGACGATGGCAGATGTTTGGTACTCCGACCGGTACCGCAACGTGCCCGCAGGAAAGCGCGCCCCTAAGGTCGTCGCAGACATCCCCCACCTGTTGGGCATCTGCCGTACCCGCAAAGAGCTGGAGAAGCACTTCAGCCCGGCAGCGGAGCGCGCACTGTGACCACGACCCACCCCATGAAAGAGCGCCTGCGCACTGATGTGCTGCAGCGCCTGGAACGTGACTTCGGCCTCAAGCACATGCCCGGCACCAAGTTCATGCGCAAGGGCAAATGCCCTGCGCATGGTTGCGGCCAGAAGACGCTTTACACCTACCACGATGCCCCCTGGATGCTGATCTGCGGCCGGCCGGAGAAGTGCAACCACCGTGTGCATGTCAAAGACCTGTACGACGACCTGTTCAACGATTGGAGCGAATTGGCCCCGTCGACCGAGAGCGACCCGGCCGCCACCGCCCGCGCTTATCTGGAGTTCAACCGCGGCTTCCGTGAGGAGTTGATCAAAGGGTGGTACGCCCAGGACAACTACTACGACCACAAGCTGAAGCTCGGCAGCGCCACGGTTCGCTTCCCGCTGGAGAAAGGCGGGTACTGGGAGCGCCTTATCGACCGGCCGAGCCGGTTCGGGAAAATGAAGGCTCGCTTCCAACCTACCGGCGAAGGCCGTGCAGGCTACAGCGGTGTCTGGTGGTGCCCACCTGGCCTCGATTTGCTGGGAGTTAACGAGCTGTGGATCGTGGAAGGGATCTTTGACGCCATTGCGCTCATGCACAACGGCATTGCCGCCGTTTCCATGATGTCCAGCGCGCCACTACCCGCCGAGTCGCTCAAAGCCCTCCTGCGTAGTTGCCAGGAGGCAGACAAGCGCCCGCCAAAGCTGATCTGGGCCCTGGACAATGAGCCTGTAGCCAAAAAGAACACCCGGCGCTGGGCGAAGGAAGCCCGGGAAATGGGATTCAAGTGCGAGGCTGCACTCGTTCCCCAGCCTGACGGCCGTAAAGTTGACTGGAATGACCTGCACCTGCGCTGGAATTTTCTGGAGGAAGAAGAGCGCGCCGGCAAAATCGAGACCGATCTCAAACAGGCTCGGCACGAGGGTGCCTTGCTGCTCGCCGAGACGGCTGAGGAAAAGGGCCTGCTGATGTACGACTGGCAGCCCCGCGGCGAGTTTTCCTTCTCGTTCAAGAACCGGCTCTATTGGTTCAAGTTCGACCTGGAGAAGTTCGACCGCCGGATGCGGGAAATGGACTCTTCTGAGAACCAGGAAGACCAGCTGCTCAACGATCGCCAGCGCCGAGACAAGGCGATGCGCGAATGCGGTGCGGTAGTCCGCATTGCGAACTGCTACTTCCAGGCGCTCTACAACATGCGCAATGAGCAGACCGACGAGGCCTGGTACTACTTCCGCATTGAGCGGCCGGGCATGGCGGCGACCAAGAGCACCTTCACGGCGGCACAGCTGTCGTCGGCGCCGGAGTTCAAGAAGCGCCTGCTCAATGTCTCCAACGGCGGGATGTTCACCGGCAGCGCACTTCAGCTGGAGCGCATGCTGGAGCCGCAACTCGACTGCCTGAAGCGCGTCAACACCATTGACTGGATCGGTTACACCAGGGAGCACGGCGTCTACGTGTTCAACGACCTGGCGATCGCCAACGGAAAGGTCCACCACCTGAACGACGAGGACTTCTTTGACGTTGGCCAGCTGAGCATCAAATCCCAGAGCCAGTCTCCCACCCTGGCCGTCAATACTGACCTGGCCGAGTACCACGCCGGCTGGTTCAACACGTTCTGGAAGTGCTTCGGCGTGCGCGGCGTAGTCGTCTTGGTCTGGTGGCTCGGTTCGCTGCATGCCGAGCAGATCCGCCAGTTGCAGAAGTCTTTCTGCTTCTTCGAGCTGGTCGGTGAAGCCGGCGCGGGTAAGACAACGCTGGTGGAATTCCTGTGGAAACTGGTCGGCCGGACCGAGTACGAAGGCTTCGACCCCTCCAAGGCCACACCGGCCAGCCGGGCACGCAACTTTGCCCAGGTGGCCAACCTTCCCGTAGTCCTGATCGAGTCCGAGCGAGAGCAAAAGGACGGTGCCCCGGTGAAGCACTTTGACTGGGACGAAATCAAGACCGCTTACAACGGGCGCTCAGTTCGTTCGACCGGCGTGAAGAACAACGGCAACGAGACACGCGAGCCGCCCTTCCGCGCTGCTGTACTGATCGCACAAAACAACGCGGTCAATGCCTCTGAACCAATCCTGCAGCGGATCGCGCACTGCATGCTGACCCGTGAGCACCAGACACCGGAAACCAAGCTGCTGGCCGAGGAGCTGGAGCGCATGCCGATGGAAAAGGTGAGCGGCTTCCTGATCAAGGCGCTGCAGAAAGAGGGCGAAATCATCGGCCTCCTCGAGGAGCGCACCGGGACCTATGAGCAAGAGCTGCTCGCCCGCCCAGGCATCCGAACCGTGCGGATCGCGAAGAATCACGCCCAGCTGCGCAGCCTGGTCGACGGCCTGGCCCTGGTCGTTCCGCTCAACGATGAACGCAAGGCCCTGGTGCACCAGGAGATCACCCGCATGGCGGAAGAACGCCAGCAGGCAATCAACGCTGATCACCCGACAGTGCGTGAATTCTGGGACTTGTACGACTTCCTCAACGGCGACGACGACAACGGCGGGCTGAACCACTCGCGCAAGGGCAGCTTGATCGCCGTCAACCTCAACGAATTTGTTGAGAAGGCCGTGAACAAGCGGCAGCAAGTGCCGCCGATCAGCGACCTCAAGCGGCTGCTCAAGACCAGCAAGTCGCCGAAGTTCGTCGAGTCGAACAAGCCGGTCAACTCCGGCCGGCAGACCGACGCTTTCAACACCAGCCGCACCGTGCGGTGCTGGATCTTCCAACCCTAATCAAGGAGACACCATGCTGATTCACGTACTGATGGGCAATGCCGGCGGCTGCGGGCAAAGCCAACTCCAGCAAGAGCGGGACCGACTGGCCCAGGCCGGCAAGGACCACTCCGTCGTCAACGCAGGGGCCTATTCCGGCGACGGCTTGCTCTCAATCCTGGAAGTGCGATTCCACGCAGGGCAGCGGGAGATTTTGGTCGACGACTGCACCAGGACGCAGATCCTGGAGGTCCTGGCCTGGCAGAGCTGTGTGGAAGACGACGACAGGTTCGACGACCTGGTCGTCCACCTTGCCCGCCGTAACTGAATTCGAAAGAAGTGGTGCCAAGGAGTTGCAGCTCCCCGGCACCAGCCAAACCTAAGGAGAACCACATGCAAGTAAAAACCCCCGAAGTCGGCCAAAAGAAGGCTAACACAATGCGTTACGACACCCTCGTGATCCGCGGCGCCTCTGGCAAGACCGTCCCGCGGGAAGTGGACGGCGGAGAGGTTGTAGCCTGGAGCATGGGCCACGGACTTGCGGCAATGGATGCGCTGGAGGCTTTCGTAGATGAACTGGCAGACGGCAGCTATCACGGGCTGGCGAAGGGCGCTGTCGATGCCCTGAACCTGATGCGCCGGCGCCGAGCTACGGGCTGGGACGCCGACGTTGTTGCGGAGGAACCACCGGCAGACTGGCAATCGGCTGTTTCCCGCGCCGAAACGATGGCCCGCGAGGTTTTCGGCGAGGAAGACGACAACGCCATGCAAGCCATTGATTACATGGCCGGGTTGCTTCTGGCATTTGAGCCGACCCGCGCCTCTGCACAGGGGGATGCTGAATGACCGACAGCACAACCAAACAAGATGCCGATGACCTGGTCATCAGCGTCCGCCTCAGTGCCGGTACCTACACCGCCCGGGCTCGCGGCGAGAAGGCCACCGCCAGCAGCACCATCAGCGCCGATGCAGCGGCTCGCGCCTTGGCCAGCAAGCTCGGGGCTCACATGACACAGCCGGATCTGTTCGCAACCAACCGCTGCAGCACCGACCCACACGTTCAATTCACCGCACAGCGCATCAGCTGAAGGATCACCAAGATGACCCAGACAATCGACCAGAAGGTCCAGGGCAAACTGCGCAAGCTGCAGGCTCTGGCTGAACGCGGGGTGGGAGGTGAGAAGATCAACGCGCAGCGCATGCTGGAGAAGCTTCTCGCACGTCATGGCCTGACACTGGAGGACCTGGCAGACGAGCGCCGCGAAACCCGCTGGTTCCCAGCGCCGACCAAGTTCGATGTCCGGCTCGCGGCCCAGATTCTCGCAAAGGTCTGCAACACCAATGATCCTGGTGTCTACAGCAGCAAAAGCCGCCCGAAGCAGGTGGGGGTGGATGTCACTCCAGCCGAAGCCATCGAGTTCGAGCTTCACTATGACACCTTGCGTAGGGCGCTCAGCGAACACTTCAAGGACGCATTCTCAGCTTTCATTCAAGCCAATCGCCTCTTCTCCAACCTGCCCAGCGACGAGAGCAGTTCTGCCGTGACCGAGCGCGATTTGCGCATCATGTCCATGGCCGCAGCCACCCCCGCAACTTCGATCAATCCTCGCATTGCGCACAGCAAGGAGGTCGCTCATGGCTGATCTGTTCTACCTGCAGGACAGCCGCAGTAACGTCGGCAGTAGGGCCATGTTCTGGCGAGAGGGTGGCGGTTACACCTCAAACCTCGATGCGGCTGAGCTGTTCACCCGCGAACGGGCAGTAGGGCTATTCGAGAGTCGCGAGAGCGACCTCCCCTGGCCCGTGGACTATGTTCGTGCTCGGGTTGAAGTTGGAGTCGACTCTCAGTACCTAACCAGATCCGAAGCCGAGGCCTACCGTAACCAGGATGGCCGGGTGTACGTGGCCTATGTTCGTGAGTGGGACGGCAACGACCTGGTATGGCGCGGCGGCGAAGGGCCTACTGCCAACCTGGAAGATGCCATCCACCCAGGGGCAGCCGATACCGCTGGTTACGTGGCGCAGGGCTTCGAGCTGTGGCCGTGCGGCTACATTGCCGAGCGTTCCCGGCCGGTGGTCCGGACTGCACTGCTAGACCACAAGCAGGCTTTGCGCTCGGTCGGTCTCAAACTGCCCAAGCTCAAACGTCCCCGCCATCGCAGCTACAACTGTCGGATTAACTGCGACGGCTGTGGCCGCTTCATCAGCGAGCGCCAACGCTTCGAGGACTGCCCAAACTGCGGAGCGAGGAACGCACCATGACCGCTCGCCACCAGAAACCTGGCAAGTCGATTCTAGTCGTGGGCGTAGGGAAACCCGCCGTATGATCGACCACCAGCAGCCCGGCATGGTCCTGACATTCCAGGACCTGCAGCGCCTCACGGGTTACACCCGCCGGTCTGGAGTGGAGCAAACCCTGCGAAAGCAGGGCATCCGCTGGTTCTGGGGGCGCCAAGGTCCCTGGACTACCATTGACCTGGTCAACCAGGCCGGCGGCAAGACGCCGGTCACCGAGAAATACGACAGCGAGATCCTATGAGGCGGACCCGTAAACACAACCCGCACATCCCCGCTCACATTGATCAGGCCGCCATTCCGGCGGCCGTTTTTTTTGACCATCGCTGGGACGGTGTCTGGTACACGTCCTGGCGTGACGAGGGCGGTAACCGCAAGCGGATGAACATCGCCGGCCGTACCGCAACGCTTGGCGATCTGCATCGGATCATGGAAGAGAGGAACGGCATCGATCGGGAAAGCCTCAATCACCTATGCAAAGAGTTCCACGCCAGCGCGCAGTGCAAGCGGCTCGCAAAGAAAACCCGTGACGATTACGAGTACTCCCGCGACGTACTGCTGGCCATCCCGACCAAGCTGCAGAGGCCACTCGGCGAATTGTCAGTGCGTAAATTCACTTCGGCCCTGGTGCAACGCCTGGTCGACCGGATCGCCGACGAGGGGACCCCATCGAAGGCCGCGCACGTTCTTCGATACCTGCGGAGGGTCATGCAGTGGGGCCGCAACCGCGGCTACCTGGAGATCAATGTCGCCCTGGGCATCGAAGCGCCGGCCGAGCGCAAGCAGCGCCGTCTGCCGAATCCAAAGGTCATGGGCGAGCTGATCGCACGGGCGCACGCCATGGGCCAGCTCACACGAGGGCAGCCAGGGGCGTGCCCGGCATACCTGGGCTACGTGATGGAGTTGGCCTACCTGTGCCGTCTACGCGGAATTGAGGCCGTCACTCTCACCGATGCGAACGAACTGGAGGACGGAGTTCAAACGAACAGGCGTAAAGGCAGCCGCGACAACGTGGTGCGCTGGACGCCCAGGCTCCGCGCTGCCTGGGAGGGGGCCAAGTCGTACCGGCGCCGCATATGGACCAGCCAGGCCTATCCTATTCCAGCATCGGCCGAACGCCGCTTCATCATTGTGGCAGCCCACGGCGGGCAGTTGCAGAAGAGCAGCCTGGATAGCACCTGGCAGCGCTTCATCACCAGGGCGATCAAGGACGGCGTCATCACCGAGGAGCAGCGCTTCGCGTTGCACGACCTCAAACGTCGTGGAATCACCGACACACCTGGCGACCGCAAGCAGAAGCAGGACGCCAGTGGCCACCGCGACGAAGCCATGCTCGACATCTACGACTTCAGCCTCCCCCGCGTATCCCCTTCCGCCGACTGATTCCCGCGTACCAACACGGCCAGAGACTGCATGGTTTCTGGCTTCGCGCACGCTCAGCACGTACCAGACAATCACGTAACCTGTTGATTTACATACTGTGAGCAGGGTTCTTGTAATCAGTAGGTCCCGGGTTCGATTCCTGGTGCCGGCACCATACGCAGTATCAAAAAAGGCTCACCCAAAGGTGGGCCTTTTTTGTTTTCACATGCTTGAAACGACTGCCTATCAGGCAGCTTTCTGCTCCAACATCTCCCAACCTAAACAAGCCAGCGCTAACGTACGCGGCACCGCTTCACGTCCACTGCTATAGCGGCTAATACTGCGCGCACTAACCCCCAGCGCTTCGGCTGCCTGGTCGAGCGTCATCCTGTGTCGCAGACGCCAGCGAATGAAGATTCGGGTGTTCTCATCAGGGGCAGTCTGGGCAAGCGCGTCCAGTAATAGAGTGTCGGCACCAATCTGAATATCCAGCTCCGGCCACTCCACAGACCACCCCCCATCGCCCAACGTGACACCGTCAAACGCTTTACGCTCAACCAGTGGTGCCAATCCCGGATAAGCCCTCAAAGCGTCGCTCATATCCAGGATGAACTGTTGACCATTGGTAAAGATCAGTTCGAGGCAGGCGCCCGAGCGAGGCTGAACAGCCCGCAAGCGGGGACGTTTCATCGATGCCAT